CTACTGCTGCTGAGAATGGCGACGAGATTGTCGTGATCTCATATGCTACGTTTCAGGTTGCTGATGCTTATACGAAAACTGAAACTTATACGAAGTCTGAAGCTGACGCTGGGTTTGTTAGTGATCCGAATGGTGCTGTCACTGTTGATGGCAGCGGTAACGTGCTATTCGGCTGCACATCTAGTCCAAGCGCAAGTGTGGTAGGTTCGGGTTTCATTCAGACAGCGTACGACAATGAGCTGCGCCTATCCACCAGTTTATATGGTGGTAACAACCTTATTCAGTTTATCAATCCAAACGGGATTGTTGGAAATGTAAGCACCTCAGGTACGTCAACAAGTTTCGCCACCTCATCAGACTACCGCCTCAAAGAGAACATCACACCAGTTCAAGGTGCTGCTGATATCGTCAAAGCAATGCAGCCTGTAACCTACACCTTCAAGGCTGACAGTGCTGATTGGCACGATGGTTTCCTTGCTCACGAACTACAAGAGTTGCACCCCCGTGCAGTCACTGGTTCTAAGGATGCAATGCGTGACGAGGAGTACGAAGTTACTCCAGCAGTCCTAGACGAAGATGGCGTAGTAGTCTCTGAAGCTGTCATGGGTACTCGCAGTGTCCCTGACTATCAGGGCGTTGACTACTCTAAGCTAACACCTATCCTAACAGCGGCACTAAAAGAAGCACTCACTAAGATTGAGGTTCTTGAAGCACAGAACGCTATCTTTGAAACACGTCTAACAGCACTGGAGGCTACATAATGTCTGGATACATAGGCGCAAGCCCAGTCCCACAGGCCACCCAGCACCGCCAAGCATTCACAGCTACAGCGGGTCAGACTAGCTTTGCTACAGCGGGCTATCAAGCGGGCTATCTCGACGTGTATTTGAACGGTATCAAGTTAACCGCTGAAGACTATGTAGCTGAAAATGGCAGTGACATCGTGCTGACAACTGGTGCGGCTCTGGATGATACCTTGGAGGTCGTGGCGTATAGTACGTTTGAGGTGCTGAACCAGACGTTCACAGGGACTACTACAGTCGCTGACTTAGAACTTGAGGACGCAACCCCTCGCATTCGGCTTACTGATACTGACGGAACAGATAAGTGGACAACAATCTCTGAGGGAAATGGCAACACTTACTACATATCTAGGAACGGTGCAAACAGAGGCCAACACATTTGGGAGCAAGTAGATGGTGGCGTCTACACTCACGCTATGCGGCTCAACAGCAGCGGTGCTTTACTCCACGGGACAACCACAGCAGGTTCCGCAGGTGCAGGTGATATCGTTGTCAACGGCGGCATCTACCTCGGTGGAACAGCCGCAGCCAATAAGCTGGATGATTACGAGGAGGGGACTTGGACGCCTACGGTTGTATCTGGTACGATTACTACAAGTCCTGCTTGCACTTACACAAAGATTGGTAGGCTCGTCCACTTAACTGGAGCTAACTTGCAGTTCTCTGACTATACAAGCACAGCTACCCTTCAAATCGAAAACCTTCCATTTACCCCAAGCACGGGTTCAATGACGGGTTCCGTGATGGTACAGCACCGTGACAATAATATCGGACTAACGTCCTTTATTCCATCATCTTTAGCAGCTGTCAAATTCTACTATAGCAGCTCCACTACTGCCTTTGCACCTGCAAGACACAACATGTTCAACAACGCAAGCGGTAACATCTATTTTAGCATAGTCTATCTCACAGACGCATAACCACCCCTGTTGGATCACAGGGTAGTCAGGTGGCAACAACGCCACGATAAACAAAGGAGGCCATCATGGCACTTACAGAACGCACCATCATCGACAAATACGAGATCGTCGGTGACTTCAAGCACATCCAATGCCGCCACGCCACGATCATCGAACGTGATGGCCTAGAGATCAGCCGTAGCTACCACCGCCACGTCATTGCACCCTCAGACGACGTGACAGCGGAGCCACAAGAGGTTCAAGCATTGGTAGCACTGATGCACACCCCAGCGGTCATCACAGCGTATGAGGCTCATATGGCTGCGCAATCGGAGGGTATCTAATGTCCAAAGCAAGAGGTCTCGCAGACTTAGGCAACGTCTATTCAGATGGTGCTTTGAGTAATCGTAATGTTATTCTGAACGGCGCAATGAACGTGGCACAGAGGGGAACGAGTTTTACTGGTGGTGGGTTTACGTTGGACAGGTGGACCGTAGCAACGGGGGGGGCTGGGGCCATAGCAGTAACACAAGAGGCGTTTACTCTTGGACAAACAGATGTTCCCAACGAACCTAAGAACTATATGCGGGCTACCCTCACGGGAACGCCCCCCGACCCACAAATAGTTCAGCCTGTAGAGGATGTACAAACCCTTGCGGGTCAAACATGTACCCTTTCGTTTTGGGCAAAGGCTGACTCAGCTAAAACTTTCAGTGAGGGAGGCTATTTTGGGCAGCAATTCGGGGCTGGGGGTTCGTCAGCGGTATATACAAACATGGGTGCTTGGTCTGTTACTACATCGTGGCAAAAGATTACTATCACAACAACACTACCTAGCATAAGCGGCAAAACTGTAGGTTCTGGAAACCATCTACAGGTTCGCCTTGACCCAAATAACAACGAGACTGTTGTTCTTGATATTGCTAACGTCCAACTCGAAGTAGGAGACACAGCTACTCCATTCGAACACCGCAGCTATGGTCAGGAACTGGCTTTGTGTCAGCGTTTTTATGAGACAGGTAGGTATTACGTTCAAGCAACTTCCGTTTCAGGTAGTCTTGGAACCACCGCCACTTTCAAACTCTCTAAACGAGCAGCCCCAACAGTTACCTTTGCTAACCTTACTGGAGTTATCGGCGGTATTGCGTCAACGGGACTTGATAGTGTTCGATCATATGGCTCGGTAGGTGCTTCAAGCCAAGTCCAATACGACTGGACAGCAGATGCGGAGTTATAATAATGGATGATATGAACATCACAGCGGCGCAGTACACGCTGGACTTAGGCGGAACTAACTCTGGCATCCAAGCCACCATCGACGGCCAAGAGATGTCAGTACCACTAGACGGAGCTAACCGACATTACGCAGAGATCATGCGGCAGGTCGAAGCTGGTACTCTGGTAGTGGCTGCGGCTGAATAATGCTAGGCTTTACCCCACTAGCGTCATCGCCGATCGCCGCCAACGCGGGCGCTAAGTGGCGCAACGCCGCAGTCGCAGTCATTGCCACGGCCACGGCAGTCGCCGCCGCGACATCCGTCCGAGTGGCGTCTGCAACCGCCGCCGCCGTGGCCACGACGTCAGCCAACACCACCCGCGCCCGTCTGGCGATTGCGGCCACGGCGGCGTCTGCAGCGGTATCCGCTGACACGCTCCGCGTCCGCGCATCTGCGGCTGTATCTCAGATAACGGCCACGGGTTCGGCGACGGCCAGCGCCATTCTAGTCGCGCGCGCCGCCGCAGCCGTGACGGCAACTATGACGGCCCGCGTACACCTGATTTTGGCAGGTGGCGCGGCTGCGTCAATTCATGCTATAGTGCAGGCAAATGCGCGATATAAGTGGGAACCGCAGCCGATAACGCCGGAGAGTTGGACGCCAACCGCGCCCGCGTCGGCCAATTGGTCGGCCGCAGAGGTTGCCGCAGAGACTTGGACGCCCGCCCCCACATCGGGCGACACATGGACACCCGCAGCGGTCGCTGCAGACAATTGGACGGAACAATAAATGACCACATTTGTATACAATTTACCCGTTGTGAACGGTAGCGAGGACACTTGGGGGACGACAATTAATGACAACTGGACTAACATTGGCACATTCATCGGCGCACTTGATAGCGCGGAGCTGGCCAAGCTGGACGGCCTGACAGCATCGACGGCGCAGCTAAATTACGTTGCCGGTGTTACGTCTGCCATCCAGACGCAGCTTAATGCAAAGGCAGATGACGCCACAACAATTTCTGCGGGTGGCGGCCTGACAGGCGGCGGCGACTTAGGGTCTAACCGCACTATCAGCCACTCCGACACCTCGTCACAGGGCAGCGTCAACAACGGTGGCAACACTGTCATTCAAGACATTTCTGTTGATACTTATGGTCACGTTACCAGCATCGGCTCGAAGGCTCTAAGCATTCCCGCCGCATATACTCAGCCAACTGGCGCGGGCGGCGTTGGGACTTACGTGTGGGCTTTGCGATACGCAAACAACACCAGTGTCATGTTTGGCACAAGCTACGCAGGCTCCGGCCTCAGACCTGCCGGTTTTGCTGCAACGTCTTGGAACGTTAGTTCTACTGCCTTCACCTTTGACGATGAAAACGGCGATCTAGCTTTGGGTGCTGGCACGGGGACACCTACACTTGGCGGGACTTGGCGATGCATGGGCAGGACTAATGTATCAAGCGGCACGTATGACAACCCCACCACGCTTTTCTTAAGGATTTCATAATGGCAAACTATCGCAACGCAAAATACGTCACGGAAACTGTCATTGATTGTGAGATAGAACATGAGACTTACGGCTGGATTCCCTACACCCTAGACCCCGCAGACACTGACATGACAATCGACAACGACGACCTTCTGGCCGCTATGACAGCCGCTGGCGATGTCGCAGCACACGTCCCGCCAACACAAGCCGAGCTGGACACGACACTGTCTGAGCAGCTTCGTAGTGAGCGTCACGGCCTGTTGGCTGACATAGACACCATCGCTGGCAATGCCCTGCGCTGGGGTTCACTTGATGTTGCCACGCAGGACGCTTGGGCCGTATACCGTCAGGCTCTGCTTGATGTGCCGCAGCAGGCGGGCTTCCCGAACGTCGTTGATTGGCCTGTTAAGCCGTAAAAGGAATTTTCCATGCCATTAGTTGAATTAACGCCGCCGTCTGGATTTCGAAACCACGGCACTGACTTGCAGTCCGAAGGCCGCTGGAGCGACGGCAGCCTTGTGCGCTGGCACGAAGGTTCAATGCGCCCCGTTGGCGGCTGGGTGGACCGCACTGGCGACGTCGAATATGCAGAGCCACCGCGCGGAATGATGGCGTGGCAGGACAACTCGGCAAACCGCTGGATCGCCGCAGGGACGTACGCTAAACTGTACGCGACGACATCCGGCGGCGGCACATACGACATCACGCCCGCAGGTTTTACGTCTGGCGTCGAGACGGCGTCCGTCAACAGCGGATACGGCGGCGGGCCTTACGGCACGTCATTCTACGGACAGACTAGGCCGGACGGCGGCAATTACGGTGAAGTGACAACTTGGTCGATGGATAATTGGGGCCAGTATTTGATAGCTTGCAGCAATGCCGACGGAAAATTGTACGAGTGGCAACTAAACACAACCACACCAGCCGCGCAGATTGCAAACTCACCGACCGACTGCAGCGGGCTGGTCGTAACCGGCGAGCGGTTTATCTTTGCACTGCAATCCGGCGGAATTGCAAATAAGATTTCTTGGTCCGACTTTGAAGACAACACCCAATGGGCCCCAAGCAGCACTAATCAAGCGGGCGACGTGACGCTGCAGACCAATGGCCAGATCATGGCTGGCGTCGCGGCGCAGGGTCAGACGCTGATTGTAACCGATCAAGACGCCCACCGGGCCGTGTTTCAGGGTCCGCCGTTTATTTTCCAATTTGAGCGCGTTGGCGCGGCTTGTGGCGCAGTTGCGCGCAAGGTGGTCGTGGACACTCCCGCCGGAGTTTTCTGGATGGGCCAGCAGAATTTCTTTCGCTATGACGGGTCCACTGTCCAAGAAGTCAATTGTGATGTATTTGACGCGGTGTTCAACGACATCAATCCGACGCAAATTAGCAAAAGCTGGGGCATGTCAAACGGCCAAAATGGTGAAGTCTGGTGGTTCTATTGCAGCGCCAACGCGACTGAAATCGACAGCTACGTGGCATATGATTACCACGACAACCACTGGCTGATTGGCAAGTTGCCACGCACCGCTGGAGTTGATCGTGGCGTATTCCGCGCGCCGATTATGGCGAGCGACGCTGGCCGGATATATAATCACGAAACCGGCTTCAACTATGAGTCGCAGGCTGTCTACGCCCAGACTGGGCCATTCAAGATTGGCGCGGGCGACAACCTCGCCGTCGTCACCAACTTGATCCCAGACGAGCTGTCGCTTGGCAGCGTCACGACTACGTTCAAGACACGAAATTATCCAAACTCTGCAGAAGCATCACACGGGCCATATACGCTTTCTGACCCGACCAGTGTCCGATTTCAGGGTCGCCAAATCCGCATGAGGGTTGATGCAGTTGACGGTGACTGGCGCGTCGGAAAGTTTCGATTTGACGCCAAAGCGGGTGGCCGCAGATGAGCGGACGCGCGCCGCCACCATTCGGTCCAGACTGGAAGACTTGGGGCCGACAACTGAATACGTGGCTGGGCCAGTCGCTGCCCAACCTGCAGTGGTTTACCGGCAATGAGACTGCCGCACAAAATGGCACGCTGCTGTGGAACGAGACTGCGTCGTATCCAGTGGTGTCCAAAAGTGGCGCGTTTCGGCAGGTCGTCGTAGAAGGCGGCGACGCGCAGCTATCTATCACGTCTGACGTCACGGCGGCAGCAACGAACACGGCATACCCGTTGACGTTCACGCTCAATACTGGCCAATTCATTTCGCTTGGGTCGCCCGCGTCGCGCATTGTGTTCGCAGAGGCTGGCCATTATTCCGTCTCGTTCGCGGCGCAGACTAGCAGCACAAGCGGCAGCACGGTCAACTTTTACTTTTGGCCACGCATTAACGGCGTAGACGTCGCCGGTGCGACGGTCAGGAACGCGCTGCACCAGAACGGCGCGACGACACTGTCGGGCCGCACGGCGTTCTTTGACGTGGCCGCAGGCGATTACCTTGAGGCTATGTGGGCCGTTTCCAATACAGCCGGACATCTGGCGGCCACGGCGGCGTCTGCGTTTGCGCCTGCGGCTCCCGCTGCTACACTGTCTATAATCAGGGTGCATGGGTGACATATATGGGCAAAAATGATAAGGTCACATTATCTTACGTGCCGATCAGCGA